ACAATTAAGTTCGACAAAATTACTTCTCCAGCTGTAGAAAACTATATCGAGCGCTCAAAGAGTAGGATTCCAAGCGTTCTACATTTTATGGATTTCTGGGGGGTAGATGCTCTTTGGAAGTGGACCTTGGCAGGTTTAGGCTACATAAATAGAGAGCAAGCTATGAATGAACTAATCCAATTTCAACAGTTTGAGTACGCACAGGGTCATTATCAAGCTTTTAGAAATGACATGAGAAAAATGTTAGCTGACAGACCTGCTTTTGAAATGAATCCAAAAGATATTATTTAGATTTCTTTTTAAGCAGTTTAGCTTGTCTTTTTCTTTCTAGTTGTCTTGCCTTTTTCTCTCGAATACGGGCACGCTTTTCTGACTTTTCAATCTTCTCTACTTTATATGCTTCTATAGCATTAACACTTGTTCGACTGCGCCAAGAAAAGCCACACACCGTACATGTGACTATCTTGGCGACAGTCCATCTCCCACCACCAGGAATTTCTTGAGAACTTGTTTCTAGTTTAGAAGGACGTGCTGAACAATGAGGACAATGAGGGTATCTACGTCTTTTTATTTCTTCACCTTTGTAAGAAACCGAAAGAGCACGACGAATCTCTCCTTCATCTCTTCCACCCCAAGTCCCCCAAATTTGCCTGTGCTCTAAAGCCCACTGCAAACACTTAGTTCTTACAGGACATTGATAGCAAAGGTTCTTAGCATCGTATTTTTCTTTTGCATCTTTCGAAAAGAACCAATCCTTGTAATGTCTATTATTAGGGTCGGCACAGAGGGCTTCAGACTGCCACTCTAAATTATTAGCTGGTTTCCACACACTATAAACTATACAACTAAAAGTCTATAAAATGAGAACTAACACACTATAAACTAAATATTTAAAACTCTATCCAAGTAAACTCTAAAACCTCTTGAACATACTCTCCGTACTCAGTTTCCCCTACTTCATCACAAAAAGTATAATTGTTTTCCCCCTCAATAACCCCTGCCCAGCCAGCTTCTATATGAGCATCAGCTATCATATTAAATCCGTCTGATAACGAGTCAGCTATTCCATCCCTTTGTAGTGTTGAAGCAAGAGCTCTTCTAACTATCTCATTCTCAATATCAACATGCCCAACGGTATAATAAATTAAATCACTATATATTGTTTGTTGTATGTAGCCACTACCGTCCCAATGAATCCAAAGAGATTCTCCAACTCTTTTATCTTTCATTCGTTAGTGTCTTCCCCGTAGTAGTCGCTAGCCTCATCTTCTTCATAATCCTGAGACTCTTCGCCAGCATTAAAAATTATTTGTTGTTCTTTTACATCAAATATCCCAGCAATGGTTATTTTTCCACAACCCGAGCATGTTTCTACAGAGCCAGTATTTATTTTTTGTGGGACATCCACCCCAGAAAGAGCCATTTTTATATTTCCATGGCCATCCATACTGTGAGGCTCCCAGCGGGCATGCTCTTTTAACCAGCACTGTTCGCAGACAGGCATAGGAGACATTATTGGTGAAGCGCTCATAACATAATTCTACGCCGTCTTTTTATACGGGAATGCTTTGCGCTTGCTTTTTATATTCTTTCTATCTCCAGGACTTAATCCGCCCCATAAACCAAATTCTTCGTTACTTAAACCCCATAAAGCACACTCAACTAAATGAGAACAGCTTTTACAGATTCTTCTTGCTCCCTCATAATTTACTTCAGGAGTTGCTACAAGTCCTGGCTCATCTCTATCATCAGCAAAAAATAAGTTACCTCCCACCTGAGCACAAAGCGGGTCTTCATATTGCCAGGGTGGGCGGACATTTTCCACTTGTTTTATCCCTTCTTGTTTTTTTCTTCCTTGAGCCCTACTTCATAACCACATCCAGCATAGCCAGCGATATCAATCCAAGTATCGGGTTGAAAATCTCCTTTGTTTGCATATCGAGCCATTTTTAAACCAACCATCATCATGGCCACATCTTCATTGGAGATATCTACTCCCAAAATAACTGACCAAATTTTTCTTGTTCTGTCAAAGTTATCTTCAGGATCTCCATAATTCATATTGCGCTCGGTGGAAATAATGCGAGCTGCTTCTCGAAGGGCTTCTATACGAGGTGGTGTTACTTCATTCTCTGACATCTTTTACCTTCGCTATCACTTGTGCCGAGTATTGATATTCGGATGACATATTCTCTATTTGTGTTACTACCAGTTCATAGTTTATGTTCCTAAAAGATTCTGGAATAGATTCTTCGTCAAAAAAATCGTCTTCTTCGTCTTCAGTCCCTAAAAACTTTGAGATTGCAACTTCAGCTTTCTCTTTTAGTTCTTCGTAGTTGTCCCCCTGAACTGTTAGGTTTAGGGTAATACTTTTCATGTTAGTACTAGTTTTTCAAGTTTAGTTGGTGGATAATGAGCTCCATCTAATACTGGTTCTTTTCCATCAGTGCTTTTAATAATAATGTCGCCATATCTAACACCAACTACTACACCGCGTCTACCGTTGTGTAAAGTCCCTAGCTCACCATCAAATGCATCTGATTTAACTCTTACCGAGTCTGCAACTTTTATAAAACCTGCTTGTACTGGTACCCAAGTTTCATTTTTTTGCTCTTTCGCAACTACATGACCTTTTGCTAAAGTAGAAAACATATCGACTGCTTTAGTTCTAAACTCTGGACTTAAGTCAAAAGAGTCTAGAAGTTCTATCAGTTTCATAGTGGCATCACCCACTGGTTTTCTTACTTTAGCGGCCTGTAGTTGGGATTTAATCCAATCAATATCTAGGCTTCCCATGAGGCCTCCCTTCTTTCATATAGTCTATTAGTTTTTAGTCTTTTAGTAAAGCATTTAAACTAACTGTTTTATAGTTTTTAATAAGATATTGCTAGTTTCTTCCTGCTCTGGGAGTTGATTAAGATATGATTGTTTTTGACTATAAGCAAGCTCTTCTCTGTAAGAAACATTCATACCTTCTACAGTGCTAGCAAGATTTAACCACTCATTTCCTAAATACCCTGTAGAACGCCAGTTGTGCACTACAGGTACGCCCTGAGAAAGTGATTGAGCAAGGGCTGGAGACCACCAAGACTCATCTCCTCTGTATGTAGCTATAAGAGTGCCTAATGACTCTCTAATTCTAGAAAGTGTGTCATTCTCGTTTTCCCAAATAGAAGACCTTGTGGGAAGCACTGGTTTAGTGAGAAGTTTTTGTTGCTCTTTGCCAAAAGGATTCATAGAGTCGCAGGTCCAGTATTCGTCACTAGCATAAAAATTTTTGACTTTTGCTGGTTGTAAAAGGACATATAAATCAACACTTATTCCGCAAAGAGCCTCTGAATCTAAATTAGAGATATTTTTTATCATACTATCTTTTGTAGACCAAGGAAATGCAGGGTAGAAGGTTGTAGGCCAAGGGTCTTCGCATAAGTATGAAATAAAACTTTTTAGCTGGTCTTGAAGGGTTTTATCTTTTGAAACATCAGAATAATTTTTTCTTCTGTCATAAAAACTTTTTAAAGTTGTCTCTTTATCTGACCATGCTCTGAAGGATGGGAGAAGTTTAAAGCTTTCAGGAGCATCTAAAAGTAGTGCTAAATTTCCAATGTTTCTAGCTTTTTCTGCTGTTATAAATGCAGGGTAAATCTTATTTGCTGAGATACTAGTTGTAGGAGCAATACCAACAATTACTAGATTAAATTGGGAAAGAAATTCCTCGTCCCAATCTAAGCGGGGGGACGCTAAGTGTGCTTCTACTCCCGCATCTTGAAAACTTCTTACAAGTAAATTTGAAAAAGTAGGAGTTCTTTCTACATGCAAACGAGATGCTTGTTGAGCAGTACACCCAGTAATTAAAACTTTCATATCATCTCTTTCGTTTTATGTGAAGAGCCACCCAACGTTTTTCGTTGGGCGGCTCTAACACAATGGCACTTTAGAACGGTGCTGCAGGTGCTGCTGCTGGAGCTGGTGCTGGAGCAGGAGCTGGTGCTGGAGCAGGAGCTACAGCAACTGGTGGAACTGCTGCCCCTGCAGGTGCTGCTGATGCAGTTGTGGCAGGGTAGTAGTTCTTAATTTCATTCCTTTTTTGACCCTGATAAGTCTTTTGACCAATCTGAGCACGGAACTTACGTCCTGCAAGTGCAGCTTCAATCTGCGCATTTGTAGGGGCTGGATTACGATCAAAGAACTCTCGAGTTAGACCAAGAGCTCCCATCTTACGGAAAAAGATTCCTAGAGCAGTTGAATTATCTGGTGAGACAGTTAGGTTGTCCCAAACTAGGCGCTTTGCAAATGCACCTGATTCAACTTGCGACTTTAGGCTGAACATAGTCTTTCCAGACTGTGCAACCTTTGCTACGGCTTCTACGACAACTAGGTCGTAATCGCCATCTGGTAGTGGTTCATAAGAAGCTGATTCTCCAGCATTCTTAATGAGGTCTGACCAATTGAGAGTACTCATACGGTTGTTTCCTTCTTAGTAGTGGTGGTTTTTTCGGCTTGTGGCGCTTGCTTTGGGCCGAAGATGGTGTCAAGCATTACGTCAATCGAGAGTTTGTCTTGCTCAACGATTGCTCCTAAACGTCCCTGTACTCGCTCTCCTGCTTCATATTCGTTTGTGCGCTCGACATACATGCGACGAACTTTGTAAGGAGATTGCAACGGGTCAGGATTTGGGAACGACTCAATAGTCAATGCAACGAGACATCGCTGTAAGAACAACTGCCTCGAGTGGATTAGTTGGGTGCATTGTGAGGTCACGAAGGTCACGAAGAAGGCCACCCATGTGACGGAGAAGTTCCCCCCACTGTTGCATCTTCATTTGTTCGTTACCAGCAATGCTATCCATACACTTGACTTGCAACTCTGAAATAGAATCGATAATCAAGCTCTTAAAGTGGTGTTTACCGAGTTGTAGCCACTGATATGTTTTAATAACAGTGTCATAATCTCGAACTGGAACAACCACGGTGTCCCAAGTACCATCTGCGATTGGTGGTTCCTCACGCAATGGGTCCCAATACTTGACAACGATAGGCAAGAATCTGTGTCCGCCTTCGACGTCTAGCATGAGTCTTGGATACGGTGCGGTTACGGCAAAAGTTGACTTATCAACTTTTGATTCTCCGTAAACCATTACGGTCAACGACCGTTGGATTTCACTCATTCGTCACTCATTTCCTTTAGTTTCTTCTTGACCATAATAAGCATATGGATCTGCTACTACGAAGTTATCACTGATTGCTTGTTCGGCGGCACTGCCGTCATCAACAAGAGTGCAAACAGTGAAGAACGGACACTTCCATTTGCAATCACGACTAGGCCGTGGGTACGCATGAAATGCTGGATTTTCACCTTCATCTAATGCTGTGCGAACACGCATCATGTCTGCAATGGTCCCGTGGAGACGGTCCCAGAAAGACCTGAGGGTGAAAATGTTGTGCCGTACTTCGATTTGGTCGTAGAACGGCGGACGTGCCGCTGCAGAACGACGAACTTTCTTCAACATTGTGAAGATTCCGCCATCTGAGCGTTCTGACTCATCCTTCTTGGTGGATTCCAAGAGCATGTAAGTCAAAATCTGTTCATTCATTGGAGCAAGGTTTGCAAAGTCTCCAAGAGACCCACCTACAGTTTTAAAGTCACGGAACATACGAACACCATCACCCTTGCGACGGACACGCATGTCAAGCTTTCCTGTTAACTCAACCTCGCCATTAAACAGTGGAGCAGTGATGACTTCTTCAGTAGAAATCATTTCAAGTTCTGCATCAATGCCATTTTCTTCTACCCACTGTAGGTATCCCTCAAGCATTATGTGCCCGAGCTCTCCTTCTTTTTCTAACTCTGATACATCTTTAAATTCTGCTAAAAGAGCAGCTTTTTCTGTGTTCAAAAGATTTGAATGGGATTGTAGTAATGGAGTTCCATTAGCGTAATAATCATCTAACGCGGCGTGGATTCGTGTACCAAGAGCAAGAGCTCCAGTGGAGTCTCTATATTTTGGTTGCAGTCTTCTGTAATAAGTGAGCCACCACTTACGACGACAATCTTTAAATGTCTGAATCTCGCTATTAGAGATTCTAACTATTTCGCTCATAGTAGTCCTGCCTTATCGTCTTTGAGTAGTTTTAACAATTGTGCTTGGTCTTGAACAATATCTTCGAAGTTTTGTGCCTTTTTGTCAAGGACACTAATAACTCTCTCTTCAATTGTTCCTTCAGTTACATAATCAGTAATGATGACGGAGTCATGAATCTCTGACCCAATGCGATGCACACGGTCCAACGCTTGCTTGTGGTCGACAAGTGACCAAGGGCGTTGAAGCATAATCAACCGACGAGCAGCAGTAAGAGTTACACCTACGCCACCAGCTTGTGCTGTAAATAAAATCCACTTGATTTTACCTGATTGAAAATCATCAATTGCTTTTTGTCTCTCGTCTTCAGTTTGGGCGCCAGTGATTAAACCGTGAGGGATATTCTTTTTAGTCATCTCAGCGCTAACTAAATCGATAAGTTGTCTAGATACAGCACACACAGCTACAGAGTCGTCACCAAAATCATTATTATTAATATCGTCCATTAACGCATCAACTTTGCAAGAAGGTTCAGTTAAATAGACACGAACTTCACCTGTTTGCTCATCTGTCTCTAATACAGCAGATGAACTTGCAAACTGAAGTAGTCTCAGTGTTTGAGTCAGAATACTTGGTGCAGTAAGAGCATCGCCATTTTCAAGTTCAGCAATCATGGTGTCACGCATCTGCTCGTAAGCCTTCTTTTGCTTAGGTGACATTTCAATATCGCGACGCTCGTTAATTACTTCTGGAAGCCAAGGCAGCACCACAGACTTAAGCATTCTTCGCATAACTGGTTGCACTGCTTTATCAAACTCTGTTTGCATATGTGGTTTCACACCAAGAACTAACATGCCACCAAAAGCATTGAGCATTGTGTCAACCATGCGTTCAATCCAACGAGTCTTTGAAGGCCAATCTTTTGGAGATAGCCAATGCAAGATTGCCCAAAGATCTACAACGTCTTTTGCAATTGGAGTTCCTGTTAAAGCAAATCGAATGTTGGCATCTCCTGTAGCAGCCCACAGAGCGCGAGTTTGTTTGCTCTTAGGTTCTTTAGAGCGGTGAATCTCATCTGCAACTACAGCCTTAAAATCAATCTCATTTAGTTCCCGTGTATGTACCTCACAACGGTTAGCGCTAACAGACTCATCGTGTCCACCGCAATCAGAACATCTTGTAAGAGCAACAGAGCCATATGGAGCCAATCTGGAGTGTCCCCTTAAGGCTTCCCAATTGATGACATAAACATCGGCTTGTGCTTCAAATTGTTTTTTCCTTTGGACAGCACTGCCCTTGACCACTTGAGTTGTGACTTCAGGCC